GGCCCAGCAGCGGCTGGGCCGGGTGAAAGCGCAGTGCTGGCCGATCAGCACCCTGGAGTCGCTGCCGACGCTGGCCATGGCGGTGATCAGCGAGATTGCGCACCGGCCGCACTGCGCCAGCTGCGAGGGCAGGGGCCAGACGGTGTCGGGCGAGCTGCTGATGACTTGCAAGGTCTGCGGCGGGTCGGGCCTGGGCCAGGTCAGCGATCGCCGGCGCGCGGCGGCCATCGGGCGGGACGAATCCACCTACCGTTCGAAATGGCGCGGGGTCTACGAATGGCTCCTGCAACGGATGACCGAGGCAGAGCAGGAGGCGTGCTGGGCGCTATCCAGCGCTCTGAATAGAGCGGCGTAAAAATAAATGGTTAGAATCGCGTGAAAGCGCGCCATGCCGGCGCGCTGATCATGGAGGAAAGAATGAAGTTCACAGACGAGCAGCGCCTGATCGTAATCATGCTGGCAGATATCCAGAAATCCATGAAGGTTAGCGGGGAGTTCGATCCGGATTTCATCAAGAAGGTGGCTATCGACGGCCATGAGTTTGCGATCCCCTTTGAGCATAGCGGCGCGTTCCCTTCGCCAGAGCATGAGCTGCCTGAGGAATTTAGCTTCGTCATCGATGTACTCGACATGTGGTCATTCATTGAGGACGGTTTGAAGAGCCTGGATTCGGCTGGCCGGGCTGAACTGGAAGCTGCCGCTGGTAAGTTCGCGTTGACAGCGAAGTTCGATGGATTCGATGGAAATAACGAAACCGAGTTGATGGCATACACCCGCCTGCTGGTTCACGATCTGAACCGCTTTAGCGATTTCAAGGGGCGCAGCTTCAATTCCCATTCGATGCGTGCAGAGCGCTACGCGGCGATGTACTCGGTGTTTGAGCCCATCCGCGATTTGCTTATGGGCGAGCGCGAGCTTAATGCTGAAGAGCTTGCTCAGATCCTCACCGCAAAGTAACTGCGGGAGTGACACTCCCGCACTTTTGAGGGTAGATTCACTACCATCGCGCACGACCCGACCCCGGCCACCCAGCCGGGGTTTTTCATTCCCGGACCGACCATGATTCTGACCGCCTCGACAATCCAGCAGGCGGTAGGCTGCAGTGCCGCCGTCGCCGCCCAGTGGGCACAGCCCCTGTCCGAAGCCTGCACGGCTTTCGGCATCAGCACCCCGAAGCGGGCGGCGGCCTTCCTGGCGCAGGTGGGGCATGAGTCCCTCAGCCTGGGCAGGACCGTCGAGAATCTGAACTACGGTGCGCAGGGCATGGCCGACACCTGGCCCGGCCGCTATGCCGTCGATCCTCTGGCCAAGCCGAGGAAGCCGAACAACCTGGCGCGCGCGCTGGAGCGAAAGCCTGTGGCGATCGGCAACAACGCCTACGCCAACCGCCTGGGCAATGGCTCCGAGGCGAGCGGAGACGGCTACCGATTCCGTGGACGTGGCCCGATTCAGAACACCGGGCGCGCCAACTATGCGGCGATCCGGGACGCGCTGCGTGCCAAGGCCATCAAGGGTGTTCCCGACTTCGAGGCCCAGCCCGAGGCGCTGGAGCAGCCCAAGTGGGGCGCACTGGCAGCTGGCGCCTTCTGGGATGCCCGATCCCTGAACAAGCTGGCTGACGCCAGCCGCTTCGATGAGATCACCGAACGAGTCAACGGCGGGCAGACCGGTGCCGCTGATCGCAGGGCCCGCTATGCGCGCGCCCTGAAGGCGCTTGGAGCATGACGGCGAAGAAGAAGGCCCCGAAGCTCTCGCCGGTGAATCAGCTGCAGGGCGTGCTGGTGGTACTGGAGAACCAGAAAGCAAAGAGCCCGACTGCGGAGCTGCTGGCGGCAATCCGCGAGATGGTCAGCGATGCGCTTGCAGTCCTCCAAGAGCCAGACCCCACGAAGCAGCGCATTGCGTTCGTGCTTCTCGCGGTGCAGCAGTCCACCCAGGTGGCGGTGAAGGTGGTGCGCGGTAAGCGCCTCACGCGCGTGACCATCGTTGACCAGCCCCTGTACCACTGGGCGCTGGAGGAAATTCATTCACTTGCAGGTGCCGCATGACCTTCGCGACCCGAAACATTGGCGCGGCGCGCACCGGCATCGCGGTGCTGGTTCTGACCATGCTCGGCCTGGCGATGGCCGCGCTGGTATCTGTGGCGATCCCAGCAGAGAACAAGGACGCCTTTAGCCAGCTGGTCGGTGGCCTGAACAATGCCACCGGCATGGTGATCGGCTACTTCTTCGGCATGACCCGTAAGGGTCCGGGGGCCTGACATGAACCGCATCGTCATCTACCTGATGGTGTTCGCCGCGTGGTCCGCCAGCATGTTCGGTGCCGGCTGGGCCTGGCGCGGCGACCGCGCCGAGACCGGGGAAGCCCTACAGCAGGCCAGCGCCAGCGCTGGCCAGGTCCAGCAGCTCACCGAGACCCGTGCCATCGAACACGGCCAGGCCGAGGCGCTGGCCACCATCGGAGCCAAGCATGAAGAAGACCGCACTGCGGCCACGGCCGTCCCTGCTGTTGTTGCTGGTGGCGTGCGCGATGGCAGCCTCCAGCTGCGCGACGACCTCGCCACCTGCAATACCGCTCGCCTGTCCCAAGCCGCCGCCGGCGCCGTCGAACGTGACCAGGCAGCCCAACTACGAGCAGAGGTCGCGGGCGCTCTTGTTCAAATCGGACGCGACGCCGACGACCACGTCCGTGCCTGCCAAGCCGTGATCGAGGCGGACCGAAGCCTTGGACCAGGCTGATGCCACGCCGCGCGCCGAAGCACAACGCCATGCCACGGCAGGCAGCGGTGCACGTTCCGCCCGCAGCAGTGAGGCAGACCACAGCCGAGCGCGGCTACGGCAGCCGATGGCAGCGTGCGCGCGCGACCTACCTACTGAGGCACCCGCTGTGCGCTGAGTGCCAGCGGTCGGGGCACGTCACGGTCGCGACGGTGGTCGACCACATCACCCCGCACAAGGGCAGCCAGGCGCTGTTCTGGGACACCGACAACTGGCAGCCCCTCTGCAAGACCTGCCACGACCGCAAGACCGCGACCGAGGACGGCGGGTTCGGCAACTGGCACCGAGGTGCCAAGGCGGCCCCGAAATGCGCGCGTGGACTCGAATGAATCGCAACAACGGCAGATAGGGCGGGGGGAGGGTCAAAAGTTGGGGCGGTTCGCCTCCCTGACCGTGCGCCCAGGCTTTTTTTTGCACCGTCAGTTGAGAAAAACCATTTTTTCGCGGCCAGCGTGCCGCCCCTGGACTACCCATGGCGAACCCGCGCAAACCGACATCGCTGAAAGTGGTGGCCGGCACGGATCGCCCCGACCGCGCGCCGCCGGCGCCAGCTGCTGATCTTCCGCTGGTGTCGGACGTTCCGCCGGCACCGGACTGGCTGCCGAACGCCCACGCTATCAAGGAGTGGGACCGGTTGGCGCCGATTCTCTACGCAAACAAACTGCTCACCGAGGCTGGGCTTTCGGCGTTTGGGCAGCTATGCGCGCTGCACGGCAACACCGTGCAGCTGTACGCCGCGGGGCTGGCGCCCGTGGCCTCGATGGTCTCCCAGCTGCGCGGACTGATGAACGACTTTGGCCTGACGCCGGTTGCCCAGGGCAAGGTGAAGCCATCCGGCGAGGTCGAGAAGACGGGGAACGCGTTCGCCAGCAATGGTGCGAAGCGGAAGCCCCGTGCGTGATTACGTCGGCATCGCCACGGCCTATGCAGAAGAGGCCGTAGCCGACAAGAAGGGCCGGAAGTTCGGGAAGTGGGTGCGCCTGGCCGCGAAACGGTTCCTTGCGGACCTGAAGCGAGCGAGGCGGAAGCGTCCGCCGTTTGTCTTCGACGAGTGGCATGCGTGCGACCCGTGCGACTTCATCGAGAAGCTGCCGCACGTCGAAGGGAAGTGGGCGCGGCCTGAGATCGAGCTGCATCGGTCACATGTGTTCTTCGTCGTGCAGCTGTTCGGGTTCCGCAACCTGGACGGCAGCAGGCGTTTCACCTCGGCTCTGTTTGCGGTGGCGCGCAAGAACGCCAAGTCAACCTTGGCGGCGGCGATCCTGCTGTACTGCCAGTGCTGTGAGGAGGAGGAGGGCGCCCAGATCATCTCGGCTGCCACCACCGGCAGCCAGGCACGCATCATCTTCAACGTCGCCAAGCGGATGACGGAGAAGACACCGGACCTGCAGGAGGCTTTCGGCTTGGCCTGCTGGGCCAACTCGATCAGCCGGATGGAGACCGGGGCCAGCTTCAAGCCGATCAACGCCAAGGCCAGCACGCAGGACGGCCTGAATCCGTCCCATGTGGGCTTGGACGAGATCCATGCACACAAGTCGGCGGACCTGCTGAACGTGCTGACCTCCGCGGCCGGCGCTCGCAGTAACCCGCTGTGGCTTTACACCACCACCGAGGGGTACACCAACCCGGGCCCATGGGGAGAAATTCGGCAGTTCGCCAAGCAGGTTCTGCAGGGCATCCTCGGCGATTCGGCCGACCACTTCCTGGTGGTGTTCTACGCGGTCGACGAGGAAGACGACGAGTTCGACGAGTCGGCATGGCCCAAGGCCAACCCGCTGATGGACGCCAACCCTCACCTGCTGAAGGCCATCCGGAAGGAGGCTGTCGAAGCGCGGCAGATGCCATCGAAGCTGGCCGAATTCAAGATCAAGCGGCTTAACCGCCCGGCGTCCTCTGCAACCGGCTGGGTCGACCTGACGAAGTGGCAAAAGGGGGGTGGAGCGGTCGATCTCGACTGGCTCGCCGGCCATCCCTGCTGGGCGGGTCTGGACCTCGCCAGCAATCTGGACCTGACCTCTTGGCGGATGGTGTGGAAGGTCGACGAGATCTACTACACATGGGGCCGCCGGTTCGTCCCAGAGGATGCAGTTCGCGCTCGAACAGAGCGCGGGGTTGTTCCCTACGCGGGCTGGGTTGCGGCAGGCCTGATCGAGGTGACTGAGGGCGAAGTCACCGACTACCAGGTGGTAGAGGCGCGCATGAGGGAGGACATCGCCAGGTTCAATCCTCTGGTGATCGGCTTCGACAAGTGGAACGCCCAGGAGATCACCCAGCGGCTGCTGGCGGAGGGTCATCCGCTGATCGAGTTCGGCCAGACCACGAAGAACTATCACCCGGCGATGCAAGAGCTTGAGCGCGCCTATGTCAGCAAGAAGATCGTGCACGGAAACGACCCAGTCCTGAACTGGTGCGCTTCCAATCTCATTGCTGTGAAGGACGGGAATCTAAACCAGAAGCCCGACAAGAAGCGCTCGCCCGACAAGATCGACGACATGGTTTCGCTGCTCATGGCGATTGGCCTTTCCATTACTCCTGAAGAATCCCAGGGCGACCTGAACGGCTTCTTCTTAAATCCAATCGTGGTGTGAAGATGACGAAGGACGCAAAGCAGAAGGGTCCGGGCAGGATCAAGTCATCGGTCCTTCGCTGGCTGGGCGTGCCGATCGGACTCACCGATGACGCATTCTGGTCGGCCTGGTCCGGCGGCGGTTCCAGCGCTGGAAAGACCGTAAACCAGCGTACGGTTCTGCAGCTGTCTGCGGCCATGGCATGCGTGCGGCTCCTTGCCCAGGTCATTGCAACACTTCCGGTCGGGTTTTTCGAACGGAAGCCCGATGGAACCCGGGTGGCGGCCAACGGCCATCCCCTCTACGAGATCCTGCACAACCAGCCAAACGCTGACATGACCGCCGTGCAGTTCTGGGAGGTCGTCATGGTGAGCCTGCTGCTTTGGGGCAATTCGTATGCAGAGAAGACCGTCAGCTCCGGACGCTTGGTCAACCTGGAGTTCCTGCAGCCACAGCGGATGGCTGTGAGGAGACTTTCAACCGGGGAGGTGGAGTATCGCTACTCGGGCACCGATGGTCGTCAGCGCGTGATCTCCGAAGAGCGGATGTGGCACATCCGTGGGTTCAGTACGGACGGATCGATGGGGATCTCTTCCATCCAGGCAGGCGCCCACGTGTTCGGGGCGGCCATGGCTGCAGACGAGGCATCCTCTAAGGTGTTCGCCAACGGGATGAGCGTGGGCGGCGTGCTGACCACCGACCAGATCCTGAGCGACAAGAACAGGGCCACCTTCCGCGAGAACATGCAGGCCGAGTTTGCCGGAGCGATGAATGCCGGCAAGACCATGCTGCTTGAGGCAGGCATGAAGTACCAGCAGGTTCCTATGAACCCGGAGGATGCTCAGCTGCTGGCAACCAGGGCGTTCAACGTTGAAGAGATCTGCAGGTGGTTCGGCGTTCCCCCGTTCATGGTGGGGCACGCGGAGAAGTCCACAAGCTGGGGCACGGGCATCGAGCAGCAGATGATCGGGTTCCTTACGTTCTCGCTGGCGCCGTGGTTGAGGCGGATCGAACAGTCGATCCGGAAGGATCTGATGGCGCCGGCGGAGCGCGTCAAGTATTTCGCCGAGTTCGCCGTGGAAGGCCTTTTGCGCGCCGACAGTGCAGCCCGGGCTTCCTTCTACAGCACGATGGTCCAGAACGGGATCTATTCCCGTGACGACTGCCGCGAGCGGGAGAACTTGCCCCGCAAGGGCGGAAAAGCTGCTGAGCTGACCGTTCAGTCCAATCTTCTGCCCATCGACATGTTGGGCTCCAACACCGGTGATCAGCAGGCCAGATCGGCCCTGATGGCCTGGCTGCAATCCGACGATGGGAAGGCGACATGAATCGAAAAAATGCAACCCTGAAGATCAGGGACTTCGATCTTTCAGTGAAGGCCGTCAGTGATGACGGCCTTTTCTCTGGCTACGGCTCGGTGTTCGGCACGGTCGATTCCTACCGCGAGGTGGTTGCGCCTGGCGCCTTCAGCGAGAGCCTCGCAGAGATCAAATCCAAGGGACGGCCCGTGCCGGTCCTGTGGCAGCACCGCAGCGGTGAGCCCATCGGTGTTTACACCAGCCTGGTGGAAGATGCGCACGGCCTCAAGGTCGAGGGCCAGCTCATCATCGACGGGGTGGCCCGCGCCAAGGAGGCGCACGCGCTCATGAAGGCTGGCGCGGTGTCGGGTCTATCCATCGGCTACTACGTCCGCGAGGACAGCTGGGATGAAAAGGAGCGTGTGCGCACGCTGAAGAAGGTTGAGCTGGTGGAAATCAGCCTGGTCACCTTCCCGGCAAACGACGACGCCCGCATCGATGCCATTAAGTCAAAGCTGGCACATGGCTCTCTGCCGACCATGCCTGAATTTGAGCAGATCCTGCGTGAGGCAGGGTTCTCGAAAAGCCAATCTGCGGTGATCGCCAACCGCGGGTTGAAGCATCTGCTGGACCGGAGCGAGTCCGGGAGCAAGGCGATTGAAGAAAACACGGCTGTCCCGGTTCTGGGGCGGCTCACCCTCCCGACTTTCTGAGGAATATCTATGTCCCGCTGCACCGCACTGGCCAGCTCGATTGGCCGCGAAATGAAGAATGCCCAGCACCTGGACGACACGCTGGAACTGAAGGGCCTCATCAGCCAGCTGAACGAGCGTGACAACGAGATCAAGCTGTTCGCCGAGAAGGCGAGCAACGAGATCAAGGAGCACGGCAAGATCCTGGACGACACCAAGGGCGCGCTGGAGCTGCTCTCCAAGGGTGGCATCGAGATCAATGCCCGTCTGCTGGAAGTGGAACAGAAGCTGGCGCGCCGCTTCTCGGCCAACGATCCCGTTGATCTCAAGAGCATCGGCGAGCAGTTCACCGAGCACGAAGGCTTCAACGACCTGGTTGCCAAGGGGCGTGGCATCGCACGCATGAACCTGAAGGCGGTGACCTCGATCACCAGCGCAACCACCGGCACCGGTGGCGTGGGCGCGGCCATTCAGCCGACGCGGGTTCCCGGCATCATCGCCGGCCCGGATCGTCCCTTCACTATCCGCGATCTCATCATGCCGGGCCGCACGGGCTCCAACGCAATCGAGTTCGTGCAGGAATCGGGCTTCCAGAACATGGCGGCCCCGGTGGCGGAAACTGCCCTGAAGCCGCAGTCCGACCTGTCGTTCGAGCTGAAGACCACCACGGTCAAGACCCTGGCCCATTGGTTCCTGGCCTCCAAGCAGGTTCTGGCCGACGTGCCGCTGCTGCAGAGCTACATCAACGGCCGTGCCATCTACGGCCTGAAGTACGTGGAAGAAGCCCAGCTGCTTGCAGGCGACGGCACCGGACAGAACCTGCTCGGCCTGATCCCGCAGGCAACGGCGTTCGACGATACCCTGCGCAAGGCCGGCGACACCAAGATCGACACCCTGCGGCGCGCGATCCTGCAGGTCCGCATCGCCGAGTATCGCGCCAGCGGTATCGCGCTGAACCCGGTGGACTGGGCCGATATCGAGCTGCAGAAGGACGAGCAGGGCCGCTACATCTGGGTGAATGTGGTGGAAGGTGGCCAGCCGCGCATGTGGAAACTGCCGGTGGTGGATTCCACCGCGGTGCCGGAGGGCGAGTTCCTGGTCGGTGCGTTCGATATCGCCGCCCAGGTGTTCGACCGCGAGGATGCAGCCGTCGAAGTATCCACCGAGGACGGCGACAACTTCCGCAAGAACATGGTGACCATCCGCGCCGAGGAGCGCGTGGCTCTGGCCGTTTACCGGCCGGAGTCGTTCGTGCACGGGTCGTTCGAAGGCCCGTAAGGCCACTCACCGCAGCAGAAGGGCGGCGGGCCATGTGCCCGCCGCTGGAGGATCAAGATGGAATTCATCGCACTGAAGGGCTTCAATGACCCCGAAGCCGAGGGCGGATACCAGAAGCGCGGCAAGCCTTGGACCGGACCGGATGCGCGGGCAAAGGAACTGCGGCTACTGGGCCTGATCGGCCCGGCCGATGCTGAAGGCAAGGCCGCTCCCACGCCGTCGAACAAGATGGCGCCCCCGGCGGCCAACAAGGTTGCTCCGCCGGCATCGGAACCTGGCGCTGATCTCGTCCGCCAGAAGGCCGCTGACGCGATCACCGCGATCGCGGCGGTGACTGACCTCGCACTGCTGGACGCTGCGCTGAAGGCAGAGGCCGCCAAGGGCGAAAAAGCCCGCGCCACCGTGATCGAAGCCATCGAAACCGCTATCAAGGCGGCGACGCCGGCCCAGGCCTGAGCCATGCAGCTGATCACCATCGAGCAGGCCCGGCAGCACTGCCGGGCCGATAGCGCCGACGACGCCATGCTGGAGCTCTACGGAGGCGCCGCCGAGGAGGCTGCACAGGAGTTCATGAACCGGAAGGTGTTCCCTGACGCCGCCAGCATGGCCGCCGCTGTGCTGGCCGGCACAGCAGGCTGCGACCCGATGGTGGTGACCGATGCCATACGCGCGGCGGTTCTGCTGATGCTGGGACACCTCTACATGACCCGCGAGGACGTGCAGTCCAGCGCAGGAGCCACGGTGAAGATCCCGATGGGTGCGCACAGCCTGCTGTGGCCGCACCGGGTCGGGCTCGGCGTCTGACGTGGCCTGCTCCGGCTGCGCGCGCCGGCGCGCCTGGCTCATGAAATGGATGCGAGAAGCGAATGAACGAGCAAAGCGAATTGCTGGCCGCCCTGCGAGCCCAGACCGAGGCGACGCACCAGCTGGTGGCGGCGCTGCAGGAAAAGACCGCTGCCGACCTGGAGAACGCCAAGGCGGTTAACCGGCTGGTGGACTACCTGTGCGACAGCGAAGGCGGCCAGGCGGAGGCGGCCGGCTCCGGCAACTACCTGAGCGGGAAGCCGCGATGATCGCCGCCGGCCGTCTGCGCCACCGGGTGCAGCTGCAGCATCAGGTGCACGGCCAATCGCCCGAAACCGGCGCACAGACCGTCATGTGGGAGCCGCTGGCCGATGTATGGGCCGAGGTCGCCGCCCTGTCGGCCCGGGAGCTGGTTGCTGCCAAGGCGGTGGACAGCGAGGTCACCATGCGGGTGACCATCCGCCAGCGCGACGACGTGACCGACAAGTGCCGGGTGATCCACCGCGGCAAGATCTTGAACATCCATGGCGTGCTGCCCGATCCGGTCAGCGGGCTGGAATACCTCACGCTCCCCTGCAGCGAGGGTGTCAACGATGGCTGATGGCATCCGTTTCGACGTGAGCGGCCTGGACGGCATCCGCAACAAGATGGCGCAGGTGAAGCGCGAGGTGAACTACAAGGGCGGCCGGGCCGCGCTGCGCCGGGCGGCCAACGTGCTGCGCGACCAAGCGCAGAGCAACGCCCGCCGGGTGGACGACCACGAAACCGAGACCGCCATCTGGAAGAACGTCGCGGTGCGCTGGAATGGCCGCGCCTTCAAGCAGGATGGTGTGCTGGCCTTCCGCGTTGGCGTGCTGGGCGGCGCCCAGGCCGGCCGCGCGGCGCAGCTGGGCACGAGCAATCCGGGCGGCATCACCTGGTACTGGCGCCTGCTGGAGTTCGGCACATCGAAGATGGCCGCCCAGCCAATCTTCCGGCCCGTACCGGACCAGGCCGGCCAGAAGGCCGTCGACGTGTTCGCGCGCAGCTTCAACCAGGCGCTGGACCGCGTGCTGGCAAAGCAGGGGGCAGCATGATCGCCCCGATCTTCCACCTGTGCCTGACCTCGCAGTCGGTCCTGCAGGCCTTCGGGGCAGATCCGACGCGGGTCTATTCCTTCGGCCTGATCGAGAAGCCGCCAGAGCTGCCCTACGCGGTCTGGCAGACGGTGTCCGGCATCCCCGAGAACTACCTGGCTCAGCGGCCGGATGTGGACGCGCTGACCACGCAGATCGACGTCTATGCGAAGGACGAGGCATCGCTGATCCAGGCTGCCAAAGCCCTGCGCGATGCCTTCGAACCCCGCGGGTACATCACCCGCTGGGGCGGCCAAATGCTCGACCCCGAAACAAAGCTGCTGCGCCTGTCGTTCGATGTGGATTGGCTGGTCCCCCGGTAACGCCCGCTACAACCCACCCACGCCCCGCACTGCGGGGTTTTTTTATGCCCGCAGGAGAAACGATGAGCATCCTGACCCAAGGAACCCAGCTGTACGGCCTGATCAACGGCGTTGTCCGCGAGATCGAGTGCATCACGGCCTTCAACCCCGGCACCGCGCCGGCGGACCAGATCGACGACACCTGCCTGTCCGAGACCAACACCCGCACCTACAAGAAGGGCCTGCGCACGCCGGGTCAGGCGTCGGTGACCATCAACGCCGACCCGAAGAACGAGAGCCACTACCTGTTCTGGCAGCTGGCCGAGCAGGTGGACGGCGGCGAGCCGATCCAGTGGGCCATCGGCTGGTCCGACGGCGTGGACATCGCACCCACCGTGCAGCAGGTCGGCAGCCTGTCGAACATCGAGGTGACCAATGGCGGCACCGGCTACACCTCGGCCCCCACTGTGGCCATCACCGGCGGCGGTGGCACCGGCGCCACGGCCACGGCCATCGTCGATTCCGGCTCGGTGATCGGCGTCAACATCACCAACCCTGGTACGGGCTACACCACCCCGCCCACCGTCGCCTTCAGTGGCGGTGCTGGAACCGGCGCCGCCGCGACGGCGGTGCGCTCCACGGTCGCCGAGCTGGTCCTGCCGGACACCCGCACCTGGTATACCTTCCAGGCCTACGTCAGCGACTTCCCGTTCGACTTCCAGGGCAACACCGTCGTCACCACCGCGGCGACCATGCAGCGCAGCGGTCCGGGCGTCTGGCTGCGTAAGGCGGCCACGCCGTGAGCCGGGCTGCAAAGAAGACCGCCACCGCGCGGGCGGTGAGCCTGAGCCTGGCCGAGCTGCAGAAGGCCGGCGCGTTCACCGGACGGCCGGTGGAGAAGGAAATCCGCTGGAAGCAGGGCGACGAAGAGCTGACCGCCACGGTATACGTGCGGCCGCTGGGCTTCCAGACGGCGGTGTCCGACGTGCTGTCGGCCACGAACAAGCACGACGGCGTGGCCGGGCGCATCGCGGCCAGCATCTGCGACGAGAGCGGCAAAGCCGTTTTCACCGTGGCGGATATCACCGGCGAGGCCGATCCGGAGCGCGGTGCCCTGGACGGCAACCTCTCCGTGGCGCTGCTGATGGCCATCGGCGAGGTGAACAACCTGGGAAAAGCTACGAGCTGACCCCGGAGGACGAGCTGTGGTGCGAGCTGGTCCTGAACGGGATTGGCGGCCGCAGCATCGGGGAGGCGAAGGAACGCCTCTCCATCCGGGAGTTCCAGCTCTGGAGCGTATACCGCGCCAGGCGCGGCAGCCTGAACTTCGGCGGCCGGATGGATGCAGCGACAGGGATGCTGGCCGCGCTGTTCGCCAACTCGAACCGCAAGCCAGGCAGCGCTCAGTTCAAGGCAACCGATTTCATGCCCTACATGGATGCCGAGCCCATCAGCCTCGAGGAGGCGATGAAGCAGTGGTAGCCGGCGCATAGGGCGCGCATCAACCCGGCAGGCCCCCGGCCAGCCCGTGCAGCAGAGAGAGCTATGTCCCGGTCCCTTGGTACGCTGACCATCGACGTTATCGCCGAAGTCGGCGGCTTCGCGTCCGGCCTGGACAAGTCCGAGCGGCGGGCGGAGAAGTGGCGCAAGAAGGTCGAAGCCGAGGCGAAGCTGGCCGGTCTGGCGCTTGCCGCGGGCATGACCGCTGCTCTTGCCGGGCTTTCGACGGTAGGCCTGTTAATCGCTCGCAACACCATGAGTGCCGAGCGAGAGGTTGCCCAGCTCGATGCAATCATCCGGTCAACGGGCGGGGCTGCCGGGTATACCCGGCAGCAGCTGCTGGACATGGCCGATACGCTGGCCAGCAAGTCGACCTTCAGTGGTGGGGAGATCGTCGAGGCGCAGACCCGCCTGCTGTCCTACTCGGGCATCCTGGCTTCCAACATCCCCCGCGCCATGCAGGCGGTAATCGATCAATCGGCGCGCCTTGGCATCAGCGTCAGCCAGTCGGCGGAGACCATCGGGCGCGCGCTGGAATCGCCCAGCAAAGCGGCCGCCGCGCTCGCCCAGCAGGGCTTCGGCGCTGCCTTCACGAAGGAGGTGCGTGGCACGATCGACGAGCTGGTCAAGGCCGGCAAGGAAGGCGAGGCCCAGGTTATGATCCTGGAGATCCTTGAGGAGTCCTACGCCGGTGCCGCACTGGCGGCGCGGGATACCTTTGGCGGTTCACTGACGGCTCTGCGGCACACCATCGACGATCTGACCACGGGCCGTGATGGAAGCCTCGCCGGAGCCACCGCGGCCATCAATTCGTTCATCGACACCCTCAACGACCCTCTGGTCAGGGAAGGGTTCGACGCGATGATTGCAGGCCTCGGATCGATCCTGACCGATTTCGCTACCTATCTGAAGGACGGCACTGAGGTTCGAAACCTCACTGCGTCGATCGCAGACAGCTTCCGCCAGATCAGTGACCTCGGGGGCATCTTCAGCGGGACGATCGAAGGCCTGGACCGTGTCCGAGGCGGCATGGTGGCAATCGAACGGCAGGGCAACGCTGTTCTGAAGCTGGCAACTGGCCAGTACAGCGGCCTGTTCGGCTCGCAGGGCGGTGGATGGAGCCAGTTCGCAAAGGACTACCAGGCCGGGACGCAGTTTGCCGACCGCGGCTGGTCCGCCATGCAGCCGAAGCCTGCACCGACGGTGAGGCTCATCGAGGCCAGCTTGCCACCTTCTGGAGTGACGGGCGATCCGGCTGCCCGGGCAGCAGCGGCTTCGGCCGCGGCGGCTGCTGCTGATGCTGAGAATGCCAAGAAGCGGCTGGCTGGGCAGCAGCAACTGGAGCGCGCGTATGAGGCCGCCTCGCTGCAGCTGAAACGGCAGATCGAGCTGTTTGACACGAGCGCGGATCGGTCGGGCCGCGCCACTGAGCTGCAAAGGCTGAACTTCGACATTGCGCACGGAGCCTTGAAGGGTCTAAATGCCAGCAAGCAGGAGTCACTTCGTCTTGACGCCCGAAATCTGGACCTTCTGCAGGAGCAGAAGACGGCCAACGAGGCCGCCGCGAAGGCCACTGAGGCGTTCATCAAGCTAAAGGACGAGCTAAACAAGAAGGATTCGCTCGGGCTGGAGCTGGCCCAGGACAGGCTGAAGACCCTGCAGGTGGCGGCAGCAGTGGGCGCCGCGAATGACCCTGAGTTCGCTAAGGTTGCTGGAAAAGTCATCGAGCAGGTTGGCGGGTCCGGCGGTGGCGACTATCGGGGGCCCGACGCCCTCTACGGTGGTGCCAGTGGCGAGTTCTCCAAGATCAACAAGGCGGTTGAGGAAGAGAACAAGAAGTACGCAACACAGCTCCAGGCGCTGGAAGGGTACAGAAAGGCCCGCGCGGACCTCAATCAGGAGTGGGACGCCCAAGAGGCCGCACTTTCAGCGTCCCATCAGTCGAGGCTGGACGAGCTAGACAAGGCACGGTGGCAGGTCGGTCTGACCGCGGCAGAACAGGGACTGGCCGGTGTCGCGGGCGTGATGCGCGCTGGGTTCGGTGAGCAGTCCGGAATCTACAGGGCCGCGTTCGCGATCAGCAAAGCCTTCTCGGTTGCAAAGGCCGCGCTGGCCGCCAAGGACGCGGTCAGCTCCGCGCTTTCCAGCGGCTTGCCATTCCCAGCCAACCTGGCGGCCATGGCTGCGGCAGCTGCAGCGGTGGCGAACCTGGTTGGCGAGGTCTCTGCGGTAGGCATGGCCCACGACGGTATCGACAGCGTTCCCGAAACGGGCACGTGGTTGCTGCAGAAGGGTGAGCGCGTGACCACGGCTGCAACCAGCGCGAAGCTAGACGCCACTCTGGACCGGGTTTCCAATGAGGTTGCGACGGCTGCCCCTCTCACCTACGCGCCCGTGGTGAACGTAAATGGAAATCCCGACCAGAGGACCATTCAGCTACTGAAGTCAGAGATCCGTTCCGCCATCGACAGCAACAACCTAAAGCAGGCTGGCGATGTCGCTGCCGGGCGCGGGCCTATGTCCAAAGCGTATGCAGCCGGTTGGGGGGTAAAGAGGCGTGTGCGCTAGTGAAAGGCAGGATCAGCCGAATCTTCCATTGCCTTCACCGACGTTTCCGCGAGCAGCAGAACTCCATCAATCTGAGCCGCGAATGCTCTGGCGATCTCGTCGAGGCTTGCTTGCGGCAGATCCGGATACTTTTCCGGAAGGCCAGACGGCCAGTCATTTTTCATCTGATCGAGGAAGTATCTCACCAAGATCTTCTTCTCCTCACTGTCCTTGATCGCCATCGCGAGCAGCAGAGATATCAGGATTGAGTTCGCATGACGTCCACCGACGAGCGAAAGATTGAGCCGTTCATTCTCATTCATTGTTCTGGATTCCCAGGGGCAGTTAGTGGCAACTCTGATTATGCAGCCGGCGTGGCTGCCCGAACCACTGCGTGACGGCTACGGCTTGCGACACGTGTCGCCCATGCTGCGATCCACTTTCGTAAGCGGGCGCTCACTACCGCGGCGCGCCTATACCGCGACACCGAGCCAGACCGAGGTGCGGTGGTTGCTGAATGACCAGCAGGCTGCGCTCTTTGAGAAGTGGTTTCAGGAACAGCTGATCGATGGTCTCGCTTGGTTCGCATGCCGGCTGCGCAGTCCGCTGGGAATGGACTACTACAAGGCGCGATTCACCGAAATGTACGACGGCCCGACGCTGACCAACTCCAACCTGTGGATATTCACCGCCCAGCTGGAGCTGTATCTGCGGCCATTGCTTGCCGATGGCTGGTCGGAATATCCGGAGGGCATCCTCCAAGCCAACGTGATCGATCTGGCTGCCAACAGGGAGTGGCCTAAGCCATGAGTATCCTGGAACGTCTGTACGCGTCCGGCGGCAGCGAGATCGAGCACGAGACGCTGGCCATCACCGTCGGCAACGAGACGCACTACCTCACGAAGGGCTGGGAGGATCTGCAGGCGGTGCTGGAGACGGGTGAGGCGGTCACCTTCAAGGCTTGCGGCATGGATGTGGCGAAGCCGGCCCGGAACGCGGACGGCATACAGGATCTCAACTTTGCGCTGACCAACATCGACGGCGTGGTCAGCACCAAGATCCGCGCCGCGCTGGCCGCGCGCCAGAAAATGACCGTCACGCTGCGGGTGTACCTCAGCAGCGATCTTCTGGCGCCGATCAAGCGCCCCCTCTCGATGGACATCAAGGGCGGGCAATGGTCCGCCACCGAGGTCCAGATCACGGCCGGCTTCATGAACATCCTCGACACGGCCTGGCCGCGCGATCGCTTCAACCTCTCCAAGCACCCCGGGCTGCGCTATATCTCATGAAGATCGATCTGGAAAAGTACCTGGACGTGGTCTGGGTCAGTGGCGGCCGCGTGTTTCCCGAGCTGGATTGCTATGGCGTGGTCAACGAGGTCCGTCGGGATCTGGGCTTGCCTGCATGGGACGAGCATGCCGGCGCCACCCGTGAGGAACTGCCTGAGCTGGCGCAGCAGGCCGTCCTGCAGCACGCCGGAAGCGACCTTGTGCAGGGTGCTGTGGCGTTCTGCTACGAGGGCAGCATGGTGACGCACGTGGCCGTTCTGGTGGAGGTTGAGGGCCGCATGTGCACGCTGGAGTGCAACGACGGCCGGAACGTGACCGTCCTGCCGGTGGCGCGATTCGAACGCCGGTTCAACCGGGTGGAGTACTACGCGTGATCCGGGTTTTCCCTTCACGCATGCCGGGTGAGGCGCTGGAGACCCACCAGCACGGCCGAACCACTGTGGACGGCTGGCTGCGGTCCAACGTGAGCGGCTACACGGGCGAGGGCGAGCAACCGATCGAACTGGTGTTGGATGGCGTGGCCGTGCCGGTAGAGGCGTGGGCCGAAACGTGGATCGACGCCACGGCGGATGTGCGTATCTACCCGGTGCCGCACTACGAGGGTGTCGCCGCGGTCGTGTACTGGGTGGTGGTGGCGGTCTTCGCCGCCTACGCCATCTACACCATGAACAATCTGCCGGGGAGCCGGAACACCCAGGCGGAGACGATCAGCCTGGACACTGCCCGCGCCAACACGGCGCGCCTCGGCAGCCCCGTGCGCGAGGTGCTGGGGCGCTGCCGCGTGTGGGCCGACTACTTGGTGCAGCCGGTGTCGCGGTTCGTAGGTGGCAAGACCTACCGCACCCAGATGTTCGTGTGCGTGGGCAAGGGCCGGCACATCATCCCGCTGGGCTCCGCACGGCTGGGCAACACGCCTATCAGCTCCTTCGGCAGCGACGTGGATATCACCATCTATCCGCCTGGCGCTGACGTAGGCGGGGACGTGCGTTCCGAGAACTGGGTGAACTCCACGGAGGTGGGCGCCACGGCTTCCGGCACCGCCGGCCTGGACCTCAGCGACACGGCGGACGTGACCACCGGCATCAATGCGGATTCGGTGACCGTGTCGGGGAACGTGTTCACCCTGAACAACGCGACCATCACCGGCGCCGACGGCAAAGAGCGGCCGGCCACTTCCTTGCCGCTGAGCTGGACGGTGGGGGCTGTGCTGACGCTGAAGGTGGCGGCGACCTTCACCGCGACCACCAGCGGGCTGTATTCGATCATCGCCGGCAGCGCGGTGGCTGAGCTGGCACCCTACGTGGGCATGCCGGTGCTGCTGACTTACAACGGCGCGGATTATGCGCTGTTCGTGGCCAGCTACACCGCGGGTTCCCCGGCGGTGCCGGGCGTCGGCGGTAGCCCGGCGAGGCTGGTGGGCTCGGCAGCGGCCAGCAACTTCGATTTCAGCGGAACGCCGGCCACCTTCGGCATCAGCTGGCGCGGCACCACCTACAGCGTGGCCTTGGTGGCCAACTACATCACGCTGGGCGTGCTGCTGACCGCCATCAACGACCAGCTGGTGGACAGCGGGCTGGTGGCAACCCAGTCGGGTGGGGTGGTGACCATTGCCGAGGCGGAGAGTCCCTACGCCGGCGGCAACATCACCTACAGCGGCCTGCCGCCAAGCGTATTCGGCAGCAGCCCGACCACCACGACCGGTGTGGCCACTACCGGCGGCACGCCAGCGACGCAGCCGCGAGTGACGCTGGCCTACGACGGCCCGACCGGCACGGCGTTTGGCGGCCTGCCGCCCGGCTCGATCTCGCTGGCCATGTCGCGCGGCCAGAGCGAGTACCGAATTGCGTCCAAGTCCGGGTTCACGTTGACGGTGCAGCGGCTGACCGAGGGCGGCGTGGTCGACACCAGCTGGCCGGGCTGGGCCAGCCGGACCGCGACCGACTACCGAGCAACCGGGTTCCAGGAGGGTGAGGAGTGGCTGGGGCCGTTCCTGGTGTGCCCGAGCGGTGAGACCACCGACGCCTTCGAATACGACTTCAACTTCCCGGGCGGCCTGATCTGGTACACGGATAAGGGCAACAAGCGCACCTTCACCGTGACCGTTCGCGTGGCCTACCGCGTGTTTGGCTCCGGCGATGCCTGGTCGGTGCGCACCCATACCTACACGGCCACCTCCGAGGACGCGCTGGGGTTCACCGAGCGCATCACCCTGGCCACCCCGGGGCAGATCGAGGTGCGCGTGCGCCGCGTGACCGAGCGCGGCGGCAACTCGGCGCGGGATGCGTGCTTCTGGCAGGGCCTGCGCGCGCGGCTGCCGCAGCGGCCCACCCGCTACGACGAACTGACCACCATCGGCCTGACGGTCACCACCGGCACGAAGCTGGCGGCCCAGACTGACCGCCGGTTCAACGTGGAGGCCACGCGCCTATACGACGATGGCGCGGCGCGCAGCATCAGCGGGGCGATGGTCCACGTGATGCGCTCGCTGGGCCTGCCGTTCGACCAGATCGACACGGAGACGCTGCAGCACCTGGAGGACACCTACTGGACGCCGCGCGGGGAGTTCTTCGACTTCAGCGCGGAGAAGACCGGCACCAGCGCGCTGGACCTGCTGCAGATGGCCGCCCAGGCCGGCATGGGTTACTTCCTGCTGATCGATTCCATGTGCTCGGCGGGCAGGGAAGGGGTGAAGGCCTGGCGCGGCGGTATCTCGCCGCAGCGCCAGCTGGAACCCCTGAGCACGTCGTTCATATCGCCCGGTCCGGACGACTACGACGGCGTGGACGTGACCTACATCGACGAGGTGACGTGGGCGGCCGAGACCGTGGAGTGCCGCCTGCCCGGCGTGGCCGAGCCGTGGAAGGTGGAAACCTACGAGCTGCAGGGTGTCGGCACGCGCGATCGCGCGTACCGCATCGGCATGCGCCGGCTGATGAAGCACCAAGGCCAGCGCCTGACCTACAAGACCAAGACCGAAATGATGGGCCTGGTCTACCAGTACGGCGACCGGGTGAAGCTGTTCGACGACATTCCCGGGTCGAGCACCACCAGCACCATGATCGAGTCGGCGCGGCTGGACGGCACGCGGCTGCTGATCGAGGTGGGCGAGTACTTGGACTGGAGCCTGCCGGCGCCGCGGTGCCTGGTGCGGTTCCAGGACGGAACGCTGTCGAACGTCATCGTGCCCACGAAGGTGGACGACCACCGGCTGACCATCGCGGCCTCGGCGTTGCCGGGTGAGCACGCCTTCAACACCTGGATCATGGACGACCCGACGATTGACCCGCCGGAGCTGATCTTCTGCGACAGCACGCGCGCTGGGTATGACGCCGTGCTGGCCGACCTTACGCCAGGCGAAGACGGTTCGGTCGAGCTGACCGCCCTGCAATACGACCCCGCCTTCTACCAATACGACGACGCCAACGCGCCATAGCACCACTGGAGACGCATCAACATGACGACCTTCAACACCGGCAATCCGGTGGGATCGAGCTCGCCCAAGGATCTGTATGACAACGCCCAGAATCTGGATGAAGCGATCAACGGCGTTCTTGCCAACTGGCGCGATCGGCTCGGCGTGCAGCGTTGGACCTGGGCACACATGGAGCAGCTGGCGACCAGTTATTTCATGAACGGCAGCATGCCTGCGTACGCATTGAAGGCGGAAATCCCTGTCGGGTCGCTCTCGCCTGCAGACGCCGGAAGGCAGTTTGCGGTGACCAACGACCCTGATGCAGCGAACAATGGGACGTGGCGATGGGATGGTACTGCACTGGTGAAGTCGGCAGACCGGGTCAGCAGCATGGAGTCGGTTGTCTCCATTGCGGCGCGAACCACTATCGGCAAGAACCTACTGAATCCAGCGACAGCCCTGAATGGGTATGTCCTGGACCAGTTCAGTTCCATCCCGGTAGCAAGCGCGCTTCACTCCGTGTCCGATTACATCGCTGTTTCCCCGAACACCGCATATAGCGCCGCTTCGCTGTCCGGGGGACTCCGATTCGTGACCTTCTTCAACGCAAGCCGGCAGGTGGTAAGTGGTGGTGGTGCCAGCGCCCAGAACAACCTGCGCAGTTTCACCACGACGGCCGAGACGCGATTCATTCGTGCGAGTTACCTCACTTCTACGGTTGGCCGACTTCAGATCGAAGTCGGTGCCGCGACGGAGTTCGAAGCGTTTCACCGTGAGGCATATGGCCCGGACAATGCCGCTGTGCACGCGGTGCCGATCAACGAGAGCGTGACGACGGAAAAGGTGAAGGACCAGTCAATCACGCTTCCGAAAACCACGTTTGCGCTGCAGACGAAGAACCTCTACAACGCTGCCGACGCTGATGTCCTGGATGGTTACTACATCCAGAACGTGTCCGGTGCGGCGGCGCCGAATGCGATGTATTCCGCTAGTGGGTGGATCCCGGTAAAGGGCGGTGTCACCTACACCAGAAGCTATTCGCATCAGGGTGCGCTCTACGATGCAAATCGCGCCTTCGTTTCTGGCCTGGCCAACACCGGCGCTTCGCCGACACAGTTCACGCCGACTGTGGATGGCTTCGTCCGCCTGACGGTCCTGCTTTCCGGGAAAAGTGCCTTCCAGCTGGAGGTCGGATCGGCTGCCACTGATTACGAGCCCTACGGGTACATGCTTGATCCGGCGGCGGTGCCTTGGGGTAAGTCAGGGATCGTTGGCGCGCAGGTCTGTGACGGCATCGTGCTGCCGTCGCAGACGTACTGCGTGGCTGGGACCAGCACCGATATCGAACAAGCGAATCTGTATTTCAGCAACATGCTGATGGGCTACTTCGCAGACAAGCGGATCGACATCACCGGAACCTATGGCCGGCAGTTCGGTGATTTCTGGCGTATTGAGCCTGGCAGCGGTAAGGCGCATTACGGTATCGGAACCGGCTCGTTCACCCTCACCGTGGCCGTGAAGAACTACGACCGTCGAGTGCTGCTGCAGAAGTCCACGGCTGTGACTGTCTTCGCGAAGGCTGTCGCTGCTGCAGGGGCTGAGCGGTTGCTCTGGATCGGGGATTCACTGACCAGGAATGGCCTCTTTCTGAATCATGCCGCTGGAAAGTGCGGAACGACATTGCAAGGAGGTCGCCACTTCGTGACCGATCCCGCCGGCCTGAACCGGGAGGGCCGCGGCGGTTGGACGCTGCTGCACTACCTGAGCTATTTCGCGCGTGCAGACGGTCTCGATAGCCCCTTCATGTTCCCAGATGGCGTGGCTGGTTCCACCTACCGGGGCAACGTGGTCTTCTGGCGCAATGCGGTCAAGACGGGGCGAACTGAAGCGGAGGAATACAACTTTGGTGGTTTTGAGAAGCTTGCCCGTGGCTGGGCCGACTCGGGCCCCTTCATCTACGACACGGCCACCGGCTATCCGTTGAGCCCGCAGGTTGGATGGGTGGTTTATGACCCTGCGCAGGCAGCTGGCGCTCGCTTCCGTGAGTGGTCTGGCACGGCGTGGGTTGCCTCAGCAGCACAGCCGTCGACCTGGTCCTTCGATTTCGGCAAGTACCTGGCGCGGTTCCCCGATCTGTTCTCTGCAGGTGCTCCCAACCGTATCGGCTTGTTGCTCGGGGCGAACGACTTCCAGGACGTTGACGAGGTCGACAGTGGAACCTTCATTGGACGCCTGCAAACGATCATCACCTCCGTGCGCGCGGCGATCCCGGCAGTGCACGTGATCGTCGGTCTTCCGACCGTGGGTGGGCCGCAGGATGGCTTCGGGCTGCTGAAAGGCTGCGGCCAGACCGCGTATGGCTATACCCGGAATATGCAACAGCTGGCCTCGGCTCTGCTTGCGACCTTCGACACGGCTTCCATGCGTGCAGGGCGGACGTGGATCGCGAACTTCACCGGCGTGGTGGATCCCGTGTATGGCTTCCAGACGAACGCGGAGCAGCCCAACAAGTACTCGACCAGGTCAGTGCTGCGTTGCCCTGACCCAATCCACCCGACGCCGAACAATCCGCCCACTGCGGGCACCGACGGTGAAGGGGTGGGGCAATTCCAGATGGGAGATAGTCTGGCCGGAACGCTGATGGCAATTCGCGCTGCGGGTTGATTCAGCCGGATGGTTGGAGCAGTTCTTCGTTGTTGTTCCGAGGCGTGTTCACTGCCCGGCTGACCCGGTACGCCTCCATTGAGGGGGGAGTGCTGGCCAGGAGCATGGCCATGGCATCGTCTGGGCTGGCGGTCATCCAGTCATCGATCTGGCCCGCCTGCAGCCAGACAGGCATGCGGTCGTGGATGTCCGCCGAGACGCCGCTGCTGTCGCCAGTGATGATCGTGAAGGTGCCCAGGTTGCCATCGGGCAGTAGCGGGCTGGTGTCTTCCCACAGGCCGGCCGCCAGCAGCGGGCCGGCGGCGTGGATGAACCAAGGATCCTTCTTCCCGTCCTCTGGGCTCACCGACCATTCGTAGTACCCGGCCATGGGGATAACGCATCGGCGCTTCTTGAAGGCGGTGCGGAATGCCGGCTTGGTGGCCACCGTCTCGATGCGGGCATTGATGGTGGAGCCCTGCAGGCCCTTGGCCTTGGCCCAGAAGGGCAGGAGGCCCCAGGCCATCAGGGCCATCTGGCGGCCTTCGCCACGGTCGAGGATGACTGCGGCGCGCTGGGTGGGCGCCAGGTTGAAGCTCGGCCGGATCTCGGCCAAGCCCGGGGCGAGATCCGCCAGGCCGGGCAGGCCGAAGTCGACAACGGGGAGCTGGACGAATCGGCCGCACATGGCCGGAGGGTAACCCTGCCGCCCGTGGCTGGCGCGTGTAGGGGCATTCCGACCCGGTGCAGCGCGGTTGCCCGATGGCGGCCGGCGGCAGGCCGGCGCACTCTGGTCATGCCGGACCCGGGGCCACAGGCCGCTCAGCCCGGGTGGCGCCTGAGCAGCGCCGCGCCGGCACAGGGTCGAGCAGGCTCGAGTCGACTCGACTCTCCGCAGTTCAATGGTTCAGGCAAGTGCCTG